AAACGAAACCACCTTGTTCCCAAAAGACTATCGTGATCCTGCATCATTGACACAAGAGGAACTAATGATGCAAAAAACTGGAGCACAGGTAAACGAAACCACCTTGTTCCCAAAAGACTATCGTGATCCTGCATCATTGACACAAGAGGAACTAATGATGCAAAAAACTGGAGCACAGGTAAACGAAACTACAATTGCAGGAACAGATGAAAGCAATGAGTCATTGAAACGACTTACGACAGTTTCTCCAGAAAATGATCCCCGATTGAAATCTAATGCTTGGCATCAGAGGTTGTTAGAGCAGCGAAATCGTCCTGAAAGAGTTGGTCCTGCGGCTGTGGAGTCTCAGTCGCAACAGATGCTTGTTAATCAAACTGGAATGACTCCAGAACAACAATTAGAGAAATTTGGACATGCAAGGTCAGGAAGAAAATTTGAATCCGACCCTATCGATAAGCAAATAAGGGCTAATCAACTCGCTACAGACAAGGCACGTAGAGCCGCCGAAGGATACAGCCCTGCTCGTGGTGGTATTCAAGAAAATTTAAAGGTTGAAGAAAATCCATTCGATAAGCAATACCCAACATCTAAAGATTGGGATAAGCAATACCCAACATCTAAAGATTGGGATAAGCAATACCCAACATCTAAAGATTGGGATAAGCAATATCCAACATCTAAATCTTGGGATGAGAAGTACGCTAATAGGCGGGAAATAGGAGCAATGGCAAAAGGAGGCGATTTCTTAACTACAGGCGCACAACTGTTGTTGGTTGGAGAAAAAGGCGCAGAGAGAATTAGTGTAAAACCAGCCGATCAAGTTGCCAATCTAGAGAAGAAAGCATTCGAACACTCTGAAATGACTTCTAAATCGGCAGCTTCTGTCTTGAACGTACCATCCTCAGTCAGAGCAGTAAATGCACAGCCAAAACCACTCTCAGACGTTCACGAAAGGGTAAGGCAACAATATGCAACAGAAGATGAAGGAAGTAAAAACAAATCCAAAGACATGGCAGAAATAGCTAGTGCGAGCAACAGCCAAGTTAGTCTCCTTGAAAAATTACATGAAGACAACCAACAGTTGCTTAAAGCGATTGAAGGTAAAAGCCAGCCTGGCCGTAGTGAAGGAAACTCACAGGCATCAACTAAAAACAATCAAAAACCACTAAGTAGCCCGAAATATGGAAATTGGCAATATGGAAAAATGGGTCAAAATGCAAGTAGACAAATACTTACTCCTGGTTAAACCGTAATCCCGCCTAAATTTATTATAATTCACAACAATAAATAACTCTATTAAATCAAAGGAAAAGAAGATATGCCAAAAGGAACAACGCCTAGTGGGCAATTGATAAATTTAAGAGATTGTTATATTTTCGTACCAAATTTTGGGAGAGTCGAGCTAAACAATTTACCAGATATCAGTGATGGCAAGAGTGCTGCGTATAATGACGAATCACCAATTGGTAGATCTTTTCCTTTAAAAACTTATTCCCATTCAGAGAATCGTGCAATTTCAATGCAGCTTCATTTTTATGTTGGTAAAAGAAGTGACATTGTACTTAACCTCGAATATCTTAGAGCACTTGAGAGTTGTGTTTATCCGAGAGACCAAGTAGCAGGTGCGGCAAATGCACCATTTGTTCCTCCTCCTATTTGCAGAATCAGATGCGGGAAACTACTTGCAGATACAGAATTGTGCTGCATTCTGAAAAGCTACAGCGTAAAATTTCCTACAGATGTAGCTTGGGATTCAGATTTTTATACTCCCTATAAGTTCGACGTAGATACTAGTTGGGAAGTCGTTTATAAAAGTTCAGATTTACCCGGTCAAGGCAGAATATTAAGTTCAGGGAGATAAAAGATGGCAGTAGGTATAACAGAAACAGACTTCAGACCTTCAAGATACGTAAGCTCCTTGAGCAGATATCAAGGAAGCAAGGTGATTTACTGGAGTGATAAAAATTATCTAACATTCGAGACTTACAAAAAGCCAATTCATGTAAATAGTAATCAAGATATGTTTACAGTAATTAGTCCAAGTCAAGAGTTTAGACCAGATAAAGTTTCTCAAGATATGTATGGGATTCCTGATTTTTGGTGGAAAATAATGGAAGTAAATAAAATTAAAGATGTATTTGATTTTAGGGCAGGATTGAGCATAAGATTACCAGGCGGAGTTTACTAGGAGAAAAATGGCAAATAGTGGTTGCTTAGTTGGATGCATCAACGATTATACATGCGGTGGTTTACGAAGCTCGGTTGTAGACTTTGAGGATGTAGTTGCGCCATGGGTGAAAATGTATTTTGGAGATGATCAAACAACGGCAATAACGGTTGGAAACGAATCTCAACCACAGTATGGAAACACTGCAATTATAAAATCTTTTCAATATGGAAGATCAGATGGAACCACAACAGAAGTAGAAATAATAGATGAACAAGGTGGCAATTTTAATAGGTTTGTAGATAAAATAGCAAAATGTATAGGTCAGATCGATGGCGGTAGTCCTTATGGCCATGTTGCTTTTGAATTTGGATGGACTGCTTCAAATTGCACGGGTTTAGAAGGTGGAAATCTAGGTACGCCCGGAACGGGCGGCGGAAGCGGTGGATCGCTTATGAGGTCACAGAGACTTCAGGGTATGCTTATAGACATTGAAGTGTCTTTTGAAAATGGAGTGGTCAAATTTCGATGCACCTTGACAGATTTGGTGCAAACTATATTTGTGTCTAGAATTGATGAAACAAAGGGAGACGATGATCAACCGATACCATTGAAGCAGGCCATCCTAGAATTAGCCAGAACCCCTGCGCCGGGTTTTGACGTTAGTTTCGAAAAACCAGATGGAACAACATGGGATTTTCTTGATAAACCCGTTTCGAGGTTTGATGCAGATGGTCAAAACAAGTTGTCAATCATATCAAAATGGCTTGAGCCTTTTGTAACTAAAGATGGCAAAGGCATTGTTCCAATGTGGGATGATGTAAGAAATTTGTTAGTTTTACAAGAAGACATGACTCCCGACTGTGACGAAACAGTTAGTTGTTCAGGAAACCATATTGGGACATTTATTGTAAACGGTGGAAGATGTAGTCCGGTAATAAGTTTTTCTCCAAAGATTAACTTTGTTGTTGCGTTTTCTACAAAGGCTTCAGGAGGTGGCACATCTGGTCAGGATGCAGCACCAGAAACCAAAGAGGAAGGAGAAACGTGTCCAAAACAGCCAAAACAAGTAGGTGTCCAAGAATCGTCCGGGCCGGTAACCCAGGCGGCGGAGAATGTCTTCGGACCAAAAGAAGCTCTTTCCAAATCAAACAAAGCCCAAATCTCGCAGGCGAAAGCCAATGGAGTAATACAACTAGTACCAAGCGCAATCACAGCAGAACTTACAATTGTAGGAGATCCAAGAATTGTTGGCTTTAATGTAGTAGGAAAATTCGTTGCTATAGTCGTTATAAATCCATTTCACATATTTGGGGACAAAGGGTGTGGGGATTGGCTCGCAATGCCAGGATGCAATGAAGTTTTAAGCAATAAAAATTGGTTAATACAGGGATTTGATCATCAGATAAAAGAAGGATCATTTGTTACTACATTAAAGTTGCTGCTGGCCACTCCAGGAAATGAACTCTCCAATGAAAACAACTTTGGAGCAAGCAGCAACGGATACAGGCCACCAGATATATGTAGTGCTAATTAATATGGAATGTGAAAATGCGAGATAAAATTGAAGAACAAGAACAAAGATTGAAAAAGCTGGAAAGCAGATTTTCTGAATTAGGGTACGACATGACTGCTTTAGTTCAATCTGAGTTCAAGAAAAAATGGAAAATACCTTCTCAGTTTGAAACGCATTATGGAATGCTTACCGCTTTATGCATTGATACCATTGATCCTTGGAAACAGAATAAAGTCAGATGGTTCAATCCCTTGTTTCATAGTCCTGATTTAACAGTAAAGGCTTTACCGTGGGCCTATCCTATATCTAGCATGGGAGGCTTTGATGATTGTGGATTAAATTGGGTTCCGCCTGCCGGTTCAACTCTTTGTATCATATTTGAAAATGGAGCAAGACAAACGCCATATTATATGGGCACAACGTGGCATAGAGACAGAGGTCCTGCGGGACAAGAAAAATTTAAATTCAACATTGATGAATACTTTAAAATACACCAAGGAAAAAGAGACGGATATCTAGCTGGAGCAAACGATGGGTCTCAAGTATTTCCCCAATGGAACACAGAAAGTTACAATGGTTTTGATATAGACTCAATTGTTGACTTCAATGAGGACCCAGAAGCTCAAAGAAAAATAACTTACCCCAACATATATGGATTTAAGACTCCTCAAAAACATATGATGAAGCTTGTGGATGGAGACTACAAGTGCAACCACAGATGGAAAAGAGTGGAATTATTATCGGGTTGTGGCAACTGGATGATTATGAAAGATGATCATTTGCATGATTGTGGCACATGGGCGCATCCTAATTGTGGAGTAAGCGGTTCAGAACATGAGTGTGAAGATGAATTTGGGTCTCCAGTAGAACTTACGGAATGCGAGGGCGATACAAGTAATAGTTCAATTCTTGGCGGGCACCCAAGTACTTCTGACAACAAGTCAAACACAGGAAGTAACCCATATTTCAAACACGAGAGTGAATGCAGGCCGTATAAAGGACCACAAACCCCACAAAACAACAGATGCGAATTGCCACAAACAGGAGTGCAATTTTTATCAATATCTGGTCATAGTTTCGTAATGGATGATTCTGTCGAAGAGCCGAGCGGAGTTCCAGAGTGGAAAAGGAGTACGGAAGGATTTGATTTTGGATGTAATGACAAATATGTTGGAAAGACGTTTTGGGTGTCTGCGACTGGACACCGTATCGAGATGTCAGATAAAGAGGAAGAAACAAACATAAGAGGCGAAGAAAATTACATAAAATTATTAAGCGCAAATGGAAACAGAATAGAACTTAACGACCATACAGAAGGAATAAAAGGGGATTCTGGATGTCCTCCAAATATAGCAGGAGAAAAACGTGGTATAACATTAGAAAGCACTAGTCGCCATCATATTATGATGATTGATGAAGACAATGAACAATGTGGACCGGCCAGAAAAGAAGGCGGAACACCTATCAATCGTGCAAAAAAAGCCTTCGTCAGAATTAGAACTGGTTACGGTTTGGAAATGGTGATGGCAGATGATGACAGTCAAGAAGATACCGTAAAACAGTATGTTAGGATATATTGCCCGCAGAAAGACAACAATGAACGTGGTCCTCATATACTACACTTCCAAGAAAAACCATCTGGCCCTGGATTAGTTTTTCTAAGAGTAGGCGGAGATTATGTGTGCTCCACTTATGACAATCATATAACAGTCGTAGGAGATGTAGAAGATAATCCATCAAATAAAATTGTTATGGTATCAGACAACTATATAGAAATGACTGAAAACCTTTACATGAATGCTGCTGATTTTCACTTTTTCTGTGCGAATAAAGTAATAATTCTTGGTGCCGGTCTAGATTTGCCGCCGCTGTGCGCTGATGATAAAGGAGGATGTAACCTTTGTTTGTGGCCTGTTTTGGTATTAGCAGGAGGGGTTGTTAGAGCAAGTGATAGAGTTTTCGCCTCTGCATCTGCCGACGCACCTTGTCTTTCTATATTCCAAATGATGCCATTCCACAAATGTCCACCAATTCCTTCTTGTAGTTCGGCACAGGCAGCACATGGATCAGGCGCATAATATAACATAGGAATAATATGACAAATAAATTTTTAGGAGCACCGTACCCAATAGTTAGTACAGCGAGAGGACTGCTTGCTACCCAAAGAGGAGTTGATCAAATTAAAGCAGATTTATTACAATTGCTTTTAACAAACCCTGGGGAGAGGGTGATGCTTCCTGGTTTTGGAACTCCTCTTAGAGAAATTATATTTGAGCCGAATGACGCTACATCTAGCGAACAAGTGAGAGACATGATAATTAATTCCATAAGAACTTGGGAGCCAAGAATAACTATAGAACAGATTGATGTATCAACTCAAGCAGATCAAGAATCTCTTCATGAGGATGATTCGCTTGAAGATATAGGTCATATAATGATTGTAAGAATATTATTTTTTGATCCAGAAAACATATCAGAAGTCCAAGAGTTAAAATTAGAAGTACCACTAGCAGGAGTGACAGGAGAATAAAATGTCTAACAATTGCCCTATTCAAGTAAATCCATATGATCAATCAGGTTTGTCAAAAAGTTCTCCTGTATCTAATTTAAATTATACTAATCAAGATTTTTATTCTATGAAAACCAGATTGGTTAATTTCATAAATGAAAGATTTGGAGAGGACGGATCACAGATCCCCGAAGCATTTAATGATTTTGTTGAATCTGATTTGGCAATCATGTTAATTGAAAATTGGGCGTTCTTAGCAGATACTTTATCTTTCAAGATGGATCAAATAACAAATGAATTGTTTATAGACACCGTCAACGAAATTGAAAACGCTTTTAGGCTATCTAGATTAGTTGGATTTAAACCACAACCCCCAATAGCCTCTAGATCGCTGTGGAGTGTAGAAACAAACAACCCAATCACAACAGACATTTCAATAGAAACTCCTGTTAACATTGATTTAGTTTCTGATGGTCAGAGTATAACAATAGAACTGTTTGCCGCAGATTCAAACAATTTACCTAAATTCGGTGAAGACATTATAATTCCGTCCGGTAGTACGTTAAACCAAAATATAATAGGATTAGAAGGTAGAACATCCACAAACACGTTCGTCGGAACGGGCGAAATAGGACAAGCAGTAGAGTTGTCAAGATTTCCTGTAATATATGATTCCATAGTGGTGCAAGTTGATGGATTTACATGGGAAAGGGTTGACTACTTTACAGATTCTAATCCAAGAAGAGAGTATAGAGTAGAGTTCAACTCTGCTTATCAGGGTTTTATAATTTTTGGGAATAATAGAGCGGGACTCATTCCTTCCAACGGTTCTTCTATATCTGTCACATACAGAGTTGGAGGCGGGAGTATTGGAAATATTGTTACAAACTTTGTGGAAAAACAAAAACAAGTAATAGTGGCAGGATTGGGATTCAACGTCCCTATAACTTACAGAAATTACACCAAAGGAGAATTTGGATATAACGGAGACACAATAGAAGATATTAGAAGAAAACTTCCTGTTTGGATATCCACACAAAACAGAGCAGTTTCGGGAAATGATTACAAGATATTGGCAGATCAATTTTCGACTCCTTACCATGGGCAAATTGGAAAATCAACAGCGGTTTTAAGAAATCATGGATGTGCTGCAAACATAATAGATCTGTATGTTTTAGCAAAAAATGGGGAAGATGGACTTGTCGAGGCTGGTAATGAATTAAAAGTAGGACTAAATAATGAGTTAAACGATAAAAAAATGTTGACAGATTTTGTTTGCGTAAGAGACGGAGAAGTTACTTACGTAGATGTAGTTGTTGACATTACTATGGATAGTTTTTACAAAAAGTTTGAGCAAGAGTTTAGTGTAAATATTGACAATAAAATAAATGAATTCTTCTCTATAAATAACTGGGATTATGGAAAATCTTTAAAAGATACTGAATTGATTAAGTATTTATCGTCATTCAAAGAAATAAGTGATATAAGTATTTCCTTTACAACGGATGATCCTGACAATTCGGGAAGCATGGTTACCGCAAGTTTTTATCAAATAATAAGACCTGATCAAGTAAACGTTTTATACGTTTACGAATAGGAGCCAAATTGGGCATTAAAAGAATAACAGAAAATCCTACTATAGCGGATACAATAATATTCGACATATTGACTCCTAACGAAGTCATAAGTGGTATAGAATTAGACTCCGAAAGTCCAAATCAGCCAGAGTGCTTTGAAGCAGACCCTTTTAAAGTAGATGATGTAAAGATATTTTACATAGAAAGAGACTTCACAGGGGAAAACATAGGAGAGACAGAAATTTCTTTGCCTGATTTGACGCTGCAACAGCAATTAGAGGCTGCAAAATCAACCGCATGTGATAGTCCTACAGAAGAAAATATAGCAACCTTACAAAGAATTAAAAATGAATTTGATTTAAATTCAAAAAAAGAAATTATCAGATATAAGGACGCAGTATCCGTAGGTGCTTTTGGAAACGGCGATACATATCCGGCTTGGTTGTCCACTGATCAAGATAATGCAATACTAAATCATATTGTCTTAGACAGCAATGGCAACACTCAGTACGGTCACTTTGAACTAGAGTGGGACCCCCTAGGCATGCGGGAGGGGGATTATTTTATATGTTGGACTTGGACTCCCTTACCGGCTGGGGACAAATTCAGTGCTCATCAGTTCTTTAGATTGGGAGGCTCCACCCAACTAACAACTTCAATACCAACTCACTTCACCAACCCAGACAAGTACAGCACGCTTTTAGATAGATACACTCCAGAAATGTATAAGGTTGGAATTTCCAACAATGACGTTACTAAGTATGTAATTGATAGATTAAACCATTCTGTAGCAGATGGATTTACTGTACTAGAAGATTTGACAAATCAAATAGTTGATATAATTGATGCAAATGCAACGCATGAATCAATATTGCAATTATTGGGTAATACATTCAACCTTAAACTAAGAACCAATGACCCCACGTTGTGGAGAAGGCAAATTAAAAATGCAGTTCCTTTATTCAAACAAAAAGGAACTTTGCCAGGGTTAACATCAGCATTATCAGCAGCGGGCATTGCATTGTCTAAATTTACTGAGATGTGGCAAGTTGTTTCTCCATATACTTTTCAAGAAGCTTTTGATGTAGAGGACGAAGAAGATCTTGATTTCACCCTTTCTAAAAACGCCATTCTACCAGTAGATCCATTGAACTTTGAATTATTTTACAGAGGAGTTGAAGACTTAGAATGGACAGAATTAAGTGGACCCACAGATTATGTAAATTTATCTGAGGTAGGTGGAAAAACAATAATGACTTGGGTTGGAAGCGAACTTTCAGTAAGTCCAATAATTCTAGAAGAAGGAGATTCGATTAGAGTCATATACGAAGTAGTCGAAGTCCCAAACCCTACGCAGCAAACAATAGAAGAGTACATAAGAACGTTGCCCCTTTCGGATCTAAGAGATGATAGAGATCAAAATTTCCCTTTAAAGAATTGGAATGTTAGACTCATAGAAGAAGACGATGCTTTGTTTGACGTAATTATTCCAACAAGGCATCCTTTTGTGGAAGAATTAGTATTTGGTAAAATTAGAACTGAATTTCCTTATTCAGAAAATGTTTACAACATGGAAGAATACAATGGAAGCAGAAGAAATTCAACCAATCCTTGTGATATAGACAGGGGATTCCTAGATGCTTGTTCATCTTGCAAAAGTAGTAAATACAATGTTGACTTGGAAATTGAAGATCTATCAAACAGAAGAATATTAGAAGCAGAAGAAGTTTTGAGAGAGCACACTCCTTTTCATAATATTTTGCACTCTATGACATTGACAGGCACTCAAAACGACTTTGTTCAATCACCTGTTGAAACTTTAGAAGGACTATTGACCATTAGTGGACAAGAAATAGCAGTCGTAGACCCTCCCCAGACAATATTCAGCAGAACCATGACAAATACATCTCAAATAAAAAGAAATGCTTTGGCGTCAGTTTCAACAGTTGTAAGTAGTGCCTCTGGCACCGGAAGCAATCAAAGTGTAGTTTTATTCGCCCCAGACTTCAGGATGGACAGAATACCTTTGTCAGATGACTCTTCTTTAACTTACTTAGAAATACTTTCTCCTCACGCTCATGCTGGAAGCTACACAGTTCAAAACCCCACAAAAAATCATTTAGAAGTAAACGGAGTGACTGAACCTATAACTCAATCTTCCTTCACATTTAGGCTTTCAAATGAGGCGGTCAAAAAGACATCGACAGACATAACACAAGATGATTTATTTGTGTTCTCAGATGAATCTCTTTCATACAGTAATTACAATGTAAAAAGCCAATGGGATGTAGATAACGATTCGGAATATTCAGGAGGAGCTTGGAAAGTTTCAATTTCAACTTATTCAGATGTCTATGACATATTGGAAGTCCTACCCAATGGAAGTCTCGTATTAAACGATCCAAGTGCTACTTTACCAACAGTCGCAACCAACGGCATTATTTACAATCTTTTAAACGACTCTTCTGAAACAATTACATCTAGTACTAGCGGATCACTAATTGTCAACAGGCGAGGAAGAGTTGACTTGGGAACCGCTGGAAGCATGTTAATCCGTGGATCATCGACGACATCGTTAGATGATGTAAGAAACGTTTTAGAGATAGGTTATTTCATGCTCTACTCTGGAACTCAGTACTTTGTAAGCGGATTTGCAACAGGAGAAACTAAACAATTCTATATCGATGGATATTCAGGAGGAACAGTATCGGGAGTTTCTGTAACCGTTTATCAGAGAATAGCGAGCAATGAATATGGAGTCTTACACCTAAAAGGCTTGGAACTGACGACTCTAGTAGATCACGAGACAGGTTTGGGGATTTTAAATGGGGCAAATGCTCCTGCTGACGAAAATGATATTTTGGAAGACGATTTATTTAAGGAAAATTTCTTGGTGTTGATAAATTCTGAGTATTTTGCAATTTCTGAAATTGATGGCACTACAATAACCTTGTCAGGTCCCCAAAATGATTGGAATACAACAGGTACTGCTGTAACTTACGATATTTTAAAATATTCTAAGTTAACAGGCACAACCGTAAATCCGCCAACGGGGTACAGATACGACCCAGTGGCAGACATACCTGAAAGAGAATACCCGCCTGTTCCAGGATATGCATTTGAATTTTTAGACAGAAGAGGAAATGAAGTGATTGAGATAAATACTGAGAATGCGATGCCAATGATGGCAATGTCTGCTTTGTTGAATGCAGGCAGAAATGATGATATTATGGAAACAGTTGGTCAAGAAGAAAAGATTACATTCAGTGTTGAATGGAAGGAGGAAGAATGATGTTGAGTGATAATGTGAGTGCTATCAAGCCTGTAGGCGAAATAGAAATTATAATTAACTACAATGACGGAAGAGAAGAAGAAAGATTTATTCACAACACAGTTCTTCGAAAAGGAAGAGAAGCTTTAGCGGCTAGTTTAGCGAACGAAATAGGAGACGCTTTTGACTTCTATATAAACAACATGCTGTTTGGTGATGGCGGAACAAACTCAGGAGTTCCAAAACATGTCAACAGTGAAAGAAATGGTTTGTTTGGTATAACCAGATCAACAAAAAGCATAATTGCAACCATCGATCCTAATACCCCTTCTCAAGTTGTGTTTACAAGCATTCTTGGATTTGATGACGCAAACGGATACACAATAAATGAGATGGCTCTACAAATGAATACGGGCGATTTTTATAGCATGGCAACATTCGCTGACTTAGGGAAAACCTCATCTATGCAAATCACTTGGAATTGGCGTTTAAGCTTCGTTTAAAAATGTTTGATAAAATTATGAAAATATTGACAATAACAGAAGAAGTTGATTCAATAGACAACTACAGAGCGTCTGGTCCTTTGTTTGAACTTGGTAAATCCGATGGGTATGAGGTGGACATAGCATCGAGAAATTTTGCATATTCTAAAATTTTCAGAAAATATGATATATTTTATCTTCAAAGGCCAAGATCTATAGATTTAGAGACTGCTTGTTTAGCGAAAAAATTTGGATTGAAACTGGTCGTAGACTATGATGACGACTTGTTTAATGTACCAGTTCACAATCCTGCACATTTAGGATTGCACTCGGAAGAGATAGATTGCATGAGGGATGTAATATGTGCATCCGATTTAGTGACAGTTAGCACTAAATCTTTAAAGGATGAAATAGAAGGCCAAACCATGCACAAAAATGTGCAAATTGTTCCAAATTCGCTGAATGATTCTATTTTTGAACTAGGAGAAAAACAAAATTTTAATAAAGTAATTGTATGGCGTGGATCAAATACTCATGCAAAAGACCTCTATTCAGTTAAAGATGGACTCAATAAAATAATAAAAGAAAGATCTGATTGGACGTTTGTGTTCATGTACTATTTCCCTTTTTTCATTGAAAAGGAAAAGAATGTAATCTATACAGATTGGATCAGTCCCTTTTATAACTACATGAACCAATTAAAATCTACTTATCCCGGAATAGTGATCCACCCGCTTACAGAAAATAAATTCAACAAGTCAAAAAGCAACATAGCTTGGATAGAGGCTACACACGCTGGGGCAGCGTGTGTAGCTCCTGACCTACCGGAATGGAAGCAGCCAGGCATTGCGAACTATGAATCTGACAATGGGCAAGATTTCTATTTGAAAATAAAAGATCTTATGGAAAAAATAGATGATCGTGAAGACACAGGTTTTGAAGATAGTAAAAAGTTTATTGAAAGCAATTTAATTTTAAGTAAAGTTAACTTAAAAAGAAAAGAATTGTATGAGAAGTTGCTTTAATACAAACGATTTAAATTCTAAACTGATAAGCTAAAAAAAAAAGGCATCTTTATGAAAAAATCTTTTATAGTAACACAATATTTTGATCCTGAATTAGAGAAATATCAAAAAGTCATATTCGTAGATGAAGAACTGTTTGACTGGGGAATTGAGGAAGAGGCTTTACAGGAAGCTAAAAAATTTGCTGGTGAGGATCGTGCCATCAAAAAAGCTGTTCACGGAGATATTAAAAAGTTTTTCTTAGACAGTTTATCAGAGTTTTTAGGAAGAAAAATCACTTTAAAAGAGGTAAACGAGGCTGTTGAAAACGGATATATTTGAATGATACTAATTGAAGAAAATGATAATAGATTTTATATTGAAAAATCTAATTTAACAAATGCTGGCAACGGGGTGTTTGCCAAAGAAAATATAAAAGCTGGAGAATATTTAGAGATAATTGGCGTTTGCGTAAAGGCGAATTCTGAAGCTGATAAATGCACAGATTGGGCAAAACATTACAAATTTGCTGCTAGGGATAAAAATTTTGATAGATATATTGTG